GCCCATGCTTCATAACTAATTCTTCTATATCCTGCCAGTATCTCATTGCCTCATACTCATCTTGGAACGTGATGATAGGTTCTCCGTTCTTGGTTCTAATGCTATAAGACTTTCTGGTTTCTGTGTATGTCATTGTTCTACCTCCTAGTAATTTATATTGGATTTAAGTTTCCACTTCTCGACAACAGGTGAGCCGTCATCTGCCTCATCTGTTACGACATGTGCCACAGTTTTTAGCACTCTAGCATAACGCCACCCACTCATACCACATACACCTTTACCACCCACCCATACCCTATGCGGATATTTCTGTGCCATGCTTTTAGAGTAGTCATCTACCTCATCATTGAGAGAGTACTCAAAGTGATTAGAGTTTTCTTTTAAGATAAACTTACCTATTGGTTGCTCGGTGTGTGTGTAGTAAGTCATTGTGTTACCTCCATGTTGGTTGTTGAATGTTGATAGTATATCCCAACTGCTCCGCTATTGCTAGGGTCTCAGGTGTAAGCGTTGTCTTGTTGGTGAGTTGGGCGAACAACTCCGCCCTCTTACATGCCGGATAGTACAGCGTCCGCCCGTATACATCTTTAGATTGTATTGTGATTTCCATTTTTTTATTTCTCCTTCCTCTGTTGTAAGTGATAAGCACCCGTCATGCCATCCAGTAATGCGAGCATTTCTTTTGCGCTTACTCGGTGGTATTCGATGTGAGAACCATTCTTACTTGTCAACTGCCACCCTCCGTAATTACTATTGTGATTTAACTGCAATGATGTACCGAACATTTCATTAACTCTATCAAGTCTACTGTGTAATCTTCTTGTTGTAACTCTCATTTTAGTTCTCCTTTTTGGTAATTTGAAATGCTGAATCTACTATAAACTGTGGTGCTTTGCCTCTGTATTTCTTATCAATCCAATCATTGTACACCCCGTCAACTAAGCATGCAACGTGGTCAATTGAGCCGTGAAACCCAACAAAGTAAGTGCCTTTGTTATATTTCTTGGCGAATTGATTTGCGTTCAACCCTACGCTTACTAATATCTGCTCGGTATATATACAGGAATTGGTTCGCCTCTTTCTATATCTTACTTCAGTTGACGCCCTATAGACTTGTTTCATTTGATAACCAAACGCTTTCAAAGCTCTTTCTTGAACAAATTGATTTGTACCGCGTCTAAACTTACGCCCGTGCTTTTCAAGCTTACGTTTACAACGTTTGAATGAATATCCTGTCACTGTTGCTAATGCGTTAATGGTACAGAAATTATCATCGCCTAGTTTATCACCTGCTTTTCTTAAAACTAAATAGTCTTGCATTGTAAAACCTCCTTTTGTTAATGCGTCCAACGCTCTATTTTTAAAACGTTCGAGACATTAGCCTCACACTCCAACGAATTTCTAAGGGCTTTCAGTCTCCTAAGCGTTCGCGCCCCTGTGTTATCGTGCAAGGCTTTGTGCCTTACTGTGTTAATCCGGACTTCGCTATTGCTAGCTACTAACCTGACACCTTAAACGCATTACCTATGGCTACGTTTTCCAATGTTCCTATGCCGGTCCCAAGTGATTTTAATTTGGCTAGTTAGAAAACCTACGTAGGCTTTTCGGCTCCGGCTCAACTACCATAGGTAGTGTGTTGCCCTACGTCTAACTAGTGATCAAGGTTATTGCTCACTTGGTATGGTTCTTATTATCAGGATTTTTCGGAGCGAGTCAACACTTTTTTAGATCAATTTGGAATATAGCATATAACCGAAAGTTATAAAGGATTTTTCTTTGATCTGAAAGATGAAACACGCACACACGCACACGCGCGCATACGCATACACACGCGTTATATATACCACAATGATATGTTATAACATAACAATGATACATTATCACAAAACATGTCGTAAGTGATTGATTTATAAGCAATTTAACGATCAGCACCTTGCCCTACCTACCCTACCCGCGAAACGCTAAAACGCCGTAGCGAGCCTCTCAGAGCCTCCCAGAGGCATGTGTATCATTTATGCAACACTTTCCAGGAGCTGTGTCATTTATGCAACACCTGCCCTCCCTCGCCCGTTGCGGTAAATATGCACCCCACTACATATATTCATTTACCGATGTGATGTTGTAACATAACGCTGTCGAGATCAAATAAGGAACGCGTGAGCCTTATTACGCGCCTGTTCCTTATAACGCGCGCAGGTACCTGTTTATACACGCCTGCACAGATGGGGGGGGAGGGTCTACGCAGCTCTGTCAATTATATATATACCCTAACAGACACAAAAAAAAGTGAATTAAATAGGTACAATACTGCATATATTAATAAATAATAGTAAGAAGAATGTACATTTAGAATCAATAAGTTATAATATGGTCTGGACAGCGTACATTTAGAACTAAATAGTAGGTGTTCCCTACAAAAAAAGTCTCCGGGTAGTACTAACCTATGTAAATAATGCTTGACAAATACCTCAAAGTATGGTATACTACTGCTTTATTATGTAGTCTAAGAACAAACTATAATTATTATTACTATTATCCATCGTCTTTTACTACATAGTGTTAATTAATTAATAAAAGGATAATCACTTTGACCCTTGAAGATAAACCTGTTAAAAGAAAAAGAGGAAGACCACGTAAAACAGACGTTGAAGCAAAGAAGAAACGTGGTGTTGTTGGTAGACCTCCAGGTGAAGCTGCAAGAATCAAAGAGTTTCATGCACGATTGTTAGCAACAAGTGGTGAAACAGTAATAAATACTATTATCAAGAAGGCATTAGATAATGAAGACAAGGATCAAGTAGCATGTTTAAAGATGTGTATTGATCGTGTGCTACCAATGTCCTACTTTGAGAAAGGTAAGGATGCAGGAAGGGGTAATGTTAATATTCAAATATCAATGGTAGGTGATAAGAAGGCTGAAGTAGTAGAAGAAGTAACTGATGTAGAGTTTGAGACAGTAGATGTCAGACCTGAAGATTAGTTTACTGCCCTGGCAACAGGAGGTTTGGACAGATGACTCAAGATTTAAAGTCATAGCTGCTGGTCGTAGGACAGGTAAGAGTATGTTAGCAGCGTGGAGACTAATAGTGTCTGCGTTAGAAGCTAAGAAGGGTCATGTTTGGTATATAGCCCCTACGCAGCAACAGGCTAGGGACATTATGTGGCAACAGCTACTGGAGTTAGGTCATCCAGTCATAGCTAGTAGCCATATAAACAATATGCAGATCACATTGATTAATGGTTCTGTTGTATCTTTAAAAGGAGCAGATAGACCAGAGACAATGCGAGGTGTAGCTTTAAAGTTTGTTGTACTCGATGAGTATGCAGATATTAAACCTACAGTGTTTGAGCAGATTCTCAGACCAGCGTTAGCTGACTTGAAGGGTCACTGTATATTTATAGGTACACCGAAGGGACGTAATCACTTCTACGACATCTACAAGATGGGTAGGAGTGAAAGACCAGAAACAAAAGACTGGAAGTCCTGGCACTTTACTAGCTTTGATAACCCACTGCTAGAGAAGGAAGAGATTGAGATAGCAAAGAACACCATGTCTACGTTTGCATTCAGGCAGGAGTTCATGGCTAGTTTTGAAGCACCACAGTCAGAGATATTTAAAGAAGACTGGGTGGTAGTAAAGGATAAAGATGATGAGCCAGAGTATGGTACTTACTACATGGCTGTTGACTTGGCAGGTTTTGAGAATGTATCAAAGCAAGCCAGCAACAAGAAGAAGTACCTAGACCAAACGTCTATAGCTATTGTCAAGGTAGGAGATGATAATAAATGGTGGGTAGATAAGGTTGATGCAGGAAGGTGGGATATTAAAGAGGTATGCGAGAGAATCCTAGATCATGTCCAATTATACGGCATTCAAGTAATTGGAATAGAAAAAGGTTCTTTGATGCGAGCGTTAACACCTTATCTAACAGAGATGATGTTAAAGCAAGGCGTGTATCCAAGAATAGAAGAAATACGACTAGGCAATAAAAGTAAAGTAGACAGAGTTGTAGGTGCATTGCAAGGTAGATTTGAACACAAGCAGGTAGAACTCTGTGATGGTGACTGGGTAAGAGAGTTTAAAGATGAGTTACTTAACTTTCCTACCACTGGTGTGCATGATGACATGGTTGATTCAGTGAGTCTAATAGCTCACATAGCTAATGCAGCAGTATACTTTGAAGATGATTTTGATGATTACGAACCCTTAGACATTATATCAGGATATTAAATATGGCTGAACAATACGCAGAAACAGAATTCACATCAGAGGAAGAAGAAGTAACTCAGAGTGATAAGGAGTTAGTATCTTTTATTGTTGACCACTGTGACAGGTGGAGAGACTGGAGGGATACTAATTATGAAGAAAAGTGGGATGAATATGAAAGGATATACTATGGAGTTTGGAGCGCGGAAGATCGTACTAGGGATAGTGAGCGTAGTAAAATCATTAGTCCTGCTACCCGTCAAGCTGTTGATAACAGGGTTGCGGAAACTATGGAAGGCTTTGCTGGATCCGGAAAACTGTTTGAAATAACTGATGATGGTTTAGATCAAGATAGAACTGATGTTGAAATGATGCAAGCTCTTCTATTAGAAGATACGCACAATAACGCATATATAAACAACGTCAGTTCTATTGTTAAACTAGCAGAGATATACGGTACGGGTGTAGGAGAAGTTTTAGTTAAAACTGAAATGGAACGTATCCCAACCACACAGCCTATGCCTGGAGAACAGGGTATGGCTGCTGTAGGTGTTACTGAACAAGAAAAAGTTACAGTAAAAATTAAACCTGTTAACCCAAGAAACTTACTGATCGATCCTAATGCTGATGCTATTAATGACTCAATGGGTGTTGCAGTAGAAGAGTACGTCAGCATGTATCAGATTGTTCAGGGTATTGAGTCTGGTGTTTATCGTAAGGTAGATATACAACCACACTACGAAGGAGATGACTTAGACCCTAGTCATATTGAGGCTACTACTTATGAAGACGATAAAGTTAAGATCATACGTTACTACGGTTTAGTACCAAAAGAATACTTAGAAGAAATAGAAGAAGATGAAGAAGTTGTAGATTTATTTCCTGATGAGTCATCTGCAGATCGTTTATCTGGTTTAGTAGAAGCTATTGTTGTTATTGCTAATGATGGTCAATTATTAAAAGCAGAAAAATCTCCATACATGATGGAAGACAGACCTATTGTTGCATATAGACCTGAGGTTCGTCCAGGACTCTTCTACGGCGTTGGAACAGTCGAGAAGGGGTACAACATGCAAAAAGCTATTGATGCCCAGCTACGCTCTCATATGGACTCTCTGGCGTTAACTACTGCGCCTATGATGGGTATCGATGCTACAAGATTACCGAGAGGTATGAAGTTTGAGGTTAGACCTGGTAAAAACATCCTAACTAATGGAAACCCTGCAGAAATCTTACAACCGTTTAAGTTCGGGAGTACGGATGCTTCTAACTATGAAACAGCAAAAGGTTTTGAAGCAATGCTGCTGCAAGCAACAGGCACACTAGACTCGGCAGAGTTGGTCAAGAGTGCAGCAGGAGGGGGACAGAACAACGGTATGGGTATGTCGTTAGCTATGTCTGCTATTGTCAAAAAGAATCGTGTGGCAATGGCATCGTTTCAGGATGACTTCATCATACCAATGGTTAAGAAAGTTGCATATCGTTATATGCAGTTTGATCCTGATCGTTACCCAATGCAAGACTTTAAGTTTACTACGTTCTCTTCTATTGGTGCTATTGCTAAAGAACACGAACAGCAACAGCTTATTGGTTTAATGCAAACACTTGGACCTGATTCACCTATTGTTCCTATTTTATTAAAGAGTATTATAGGTACTTCTAGTTTAATGAATAAAGAACAGCTAGTAATGCAGTTAGATCAGATGTCACAACCTGATCCACAGGCTCAAGAAATGCAACAACAACAAGCTCAATTACAGATGGGTCTAGTACAGGCTCAAGCTAATGAGTTAAATGCTAGAGCGCAAGAGTCTGCTGCTGACGCACAAGAAGCACAAGCAAGAGCGCAGAAGTTAATGACTGAAACATCGTTACTTGATGACAAAGCTAAGATTGATTTAATTAGAACATTGACTGCAAACATTAATACTAAAGATAAAAATGAGTTTGATAAACGTGTTAAGACTGCTGAAATGATTCTTAAAGAAAGAAGTATTGATTCTAATGAAAAGATAGTTAATATGCAAATGCAAGCTAAACAAAATAATGCTTGACTTTTAACTTAAATTATGGTATAATGTAAAACATTATTTAATAACAGGAGAACTCCTATTGGATAAAGAACTCCAAGAATATTATGAAGCAAGGTTTGACATGATGTCAACAAAAGGTTATAAAGATTTGTTGGCAGATGTTGAAGTAATGATTGAAGAAAGAAATAATCTGATGGCTACTCAAAGCCTTGAAGATTTAAACTTTCGTAAAGGACAGCTAGACGTTCTACATTGGATTAGAACTCTCAAAAAACTTTCTGAAGAAGCCTGGGAGCAACTTAACAATGAGTAAAAGAATGTTTGAATTTAGGTGTGGCGAAGGTCATATCACAGAAGAATATATTGATGAAGAGGTAAACGCTGTTGAGTGTCCTGTTTGTCAGTGTATGTCACTTCGTGTTATCTCAGCACCGCGTATTGCACTGGAGGGAATCACTGGTGATTTTCCTACTGCTGCAGATGCTTGGGCTAGGAAGCACGAAGAAGCAACAAGAATCGCCAACAAGCGCAGAGAGGGTTAGCGTCTGGTGATATTTTTTAATTCCTAAAATCACAAACGTGACAGGAGACTATATGGCTAAGTTTGAAGAACCGGTTCAAGAAGATATTGAGTTTAGTGAAGTTGAAGAGTTAGGTAAAGTAGAAGAGGAACCACAAGCAGTAGAAGAACCTGCTGTAGAGGAGAAACCTAAAGAAGAGTTACCTGAAAAGTATCGAGGCAAGTCTCTTGAAGACGTAGCTAAGATGCATCAAGAGTTAGAAAAACTCAACAGTAGACAAGCTCAAGAAGTTGGTGAAGTTAGAAAACTAGCTGACGAACTTTTGAAACGACAACTCGAAGAAAAGAAAGCCGTTGAAACCCCAAAAGAAGAAGAGACAGAAGTTGATTATTTTTCTGATCCGGTAAGTGCTGTAAATCAGGCTGTAGAAAAACATCCTGCTATTGCTGAGGCTAGGCAACAAGCTCAGTCTATTAAGCAACAACAGGTAACACAGCGTTTAAACGAAGAGTTTCCTAACCTTAATCAGATAACGCAAGACCCTAAGTTTTTTGAGTGGATTAAAGCGTCTCCTGTAAGAACAAAACTTTTTACAGAAGCGCATTCTCAATTTGATTATGACTCTGCTGTTGAATTATTATCAACGTGGAACATAATGAATCCGAGCCAACCACAAGAAACTTCTAGTCCTGAGTTAGTTGCTGAGTCAAAGAAAGGAACACAAGAAAGTTTAAAAACTGCTGCAGTAAACACTGGTTCACCTGCACCATCGTCAAGAAAAACTTATCGAAGAGCTGATCTCATTAACTTACGTTTACGTGATCCCGCACGTTACGAAGCTATGTCAGATGAAATTATGGCTGCATACGCGGAGGGACGTGTCAAATAATTGAAAGGAAATAAAAAATGGCACTAGGTACTAATCATGTCACCAAGACCACTGCGGATAAGTTTATCCCAGAGATTTGGAGTGACGAAATTATCGCAGCATATAAGGCTAATCTTGTTGCTGCAAACATGTTCAGCAAGATGTCTTTTAAAGGTAAGAAGGGCGATACGCTTCACATTCCGAAGCCTACTCGTGGTTCTGCTTCTGTTAAAGCAGCTTCAACTCAGGTTACACTGATTGCCGCAACTGAGACAGAACAGCAAGTTCTTATCGACAAGCACTACGAGTACTCACGTTTGATTGAGGACATCGTTGAGACACAAGCTCTAAGCTCTCTACGTAAGTTCTACACTGATGACGCTGGTTACGCTCTAGCTAAACAAGTTGATACTGACTTGATTCAGCTTGGTCGAGGTGTTAACGGTGCTACCGTTGGTACTAATGACTATGCTACTGCTGCTGCATCTACTAACGCTTTCATCGGTTCTAACGGTACAACAGTCTATAACAGTTCATCATCTAACGCTGCTGCGTTGACTGATGCTGCTATCAGACGTTCTATCCAGAGACTCGATGATGCTGACGTACCAATGACAGATCGTTGTATGATTGTTCCACCATCAACAAGAAACACTCTTATGGGTATTGCTCGATTTACTGAGCAAGCATTTGTTGGTGAGCAAGGTTCAGCAAACACAATCCGTAACGGTATGATTGGTGATATATATGGTGTAATGTCTTATGTATCAACTAATGCTGATAGCGGTGCTGGAAGCTCTGGTGCTGACCGTATCTGCCTACTTGCACACAAGGACGCTTTTGTTCTTGCTGAGCAGATGGGTGTACGTTCTCAGACCCAGTACAAGCAAGAGTACCTCGGTACGCTATTCACATCAGATATGCTTTACGGTGTAGCTGAGTTGCGTGATAGCTCTGCTGTTGCTCTCGCTGTTCCTGCTTAATTAAGTAGGTATCTCCCCAGGCTCATAAGGTCTGGGGAGTTTTATTATTGTCGTTCATCCATTAGGACGGAAGTAGGGAAACCGAAGGAACGCATCTTTCTTTATAGGAGGGTGTTATGACTTGGCAAGACTTCTGCCGTAAGCGTGAATTAAATAACCACAAAAAACAACAATTACTTAAACTAC